GTTATCAGCATTCCGTCTGATTCTTTTAGCTTTCTCTGTTTGCATCCATCGTTTAGCGGTGGTTTTCTTTCCACCATTGGCATATCTAGCTTCTTTTGCCATATAACCTCCGATTAACAAGATCAGGGTCTACCTTTGGCATTATCCGATTTAACTTGTCTAGGGGGTTTCCTTCGTATGCTACACCACTTATATCATTGGCTTTGAGCCAGTCACAGGCAGCTTTTAAATCCTGTGTTGTAGCTTCTTTTGTTTTGATTCGTGTTAGGAATTCATTTGTAACAAGACCATGTAGTTCATGGAACTGTTTTTCTGTGGCCTTTGCCATTTAACTAAATAGTTTTTCTTTTACAATTTTAAGAGCTTGATCATCTAACTTATTGTCAGTTCTAGCTACATAAGCTTCTAATAAATCTACTACAAGCTTCTTTACTGAGTCTGACTTCAAGAAGGCGAATAGGATAGGCTTGATAATTAGGATCATTTGTTTAGGGGGTTAAGTTTTTGCCACCATTTCTTTGGTGGTTGAGGTGGGAGAAGATCTTGTTTAGCTTGTTCTTCTGCCTTTGTCCAAGCTTTTATCGGTATAACATCACTACACATATCATATACACGGGAGTTAGGGATAAGCATAAAACCTTTTTGTTGTAACTCCGCACATTTTAATACTCTGACTAATTCATAGTCTAGACGCATCTTTTCTTCTTGACGTGCAGCTATTGATCTACACCGTTCTAATCCTCTCTTATCTAAAGGAACCATAAAATTTACCTGGAAACCCCAGTTCTCAGCCATAGTATAGCTGGAGGGTCTCATTCCATCTTCATCGATGTCCCAAGGTTTCGTATGATTCCCCATATAGAATGGAGAGAATGTCATGGTACTACCATTACAACTTATGTTTGGACCATATTGTTGTCTAGATGGAGCACCATTATTCTGAAATTGTACCGCCTGATTGGTCACATTGCCCGTTGCAGCGGCTACTGGGTTAGAAGTGTTGTTTGTCTCACCCTCTTCAGCACGAACCGGTGCTATTGAGAGAAGACTGATAAGGAGACCGTAGTAGAAGTAGTGTCGATTTCTCTTTCTATTTCTGTTATGGATAACACCTGACTTGCTGCCCTTGTTGTTATTTCTAACGTAAAGGGGTCTCCAGCTGTATGTAGGGTAAATACTGAATCTGAATCTACTAATCCTCCAGATGTTGCTGAAGTATGTGTTACATTCTCTCCAGACCATTTGTTTAATGCAGACCCATAGGTTGTTGTAGTTATTTCCTCTACAATCTCTTGGGTCGTTGTCGTTGTACTGTTCATCGAACCCTGGGTGAAGTTTGGGGTTACTAACTCTGCTCTTGCTACCGTGGGTGATGCCAGTAGGAAGAGTAAAAACCATTTGTTCATTCTTCCTTTTTCTTAGCCATTGGGCAATTTACTACGCCTTTGTTTTTATTATTATTACCAGTGGTCAAGCCAAAAGTCGCAAGTGCTCCCGTAAACACCGAAGCTACGAACGTAATATCTGAGTTACCAGATTTCTTAACCATAGGTATTTCTACGTAGTTCATCGTAATGATAAATCCAGACCAAACTACAACGCCAAGTCTGACAAATGTACCAAGAATCTGGATTTGGTGTTCTTGATCCTCAGCAGCATCTTTTAGCTTTCCGAGGAGTCCTTTTTTTTCTTCCTGTTTTCCTTCCATTTATCAATCTTACCTTGTAGGAATTTTTGTAGTTTTTTCTTTATTTGATTAAAGAATGGGGTGGCTAATGTTGTAGTAGCTACAGCAGCCACAGCTGCATATGTAGCAGTTGCTACAACTTCAGCAGTTGGTAAAGGTACCTGTATATCAAGTACAGGTAAATTTAACTTTGGCTGAACGGGTTGTTCAGTTGTTTCCTTAGTTTCAGCCTTAGTGTCTTCAGGAGCCTCTAGATCAGCCGGAGGGATCACCATGGGGCGATATGATGGTATACGAGCTGAAGGAGGGTTCAGATCGATTCTAGGCAGGTCTATGGGCTTAGGGAGTTTAGGTAGGTTTATTTGCAATTAAATATGCTTTGAAGTCTGCTTTGACTTGAGTAGTCCACGCAGCATTGCAGATTGCCTGAACATCTGCGTCCTCGCCCGATATATTTGTATCAACTAGGTTATCACTTGCATCAAGTGTTCCTGGTACGATTACTTTTCTATGAAAGGAACGGGTAAGTTCTGTACCATCTTCTTTAATGATGGTCGCAGTTCTTACCTGTATGTTCCATTTGTTAACGACTTCAATCTTATCGTTCTCTAATGTTTTTGTTATTGCCATTTAAGGAAGCTCTCCGAGCTAAATAGGTTTATGGCTTAGTTTATAGACATGCTAACGGTCTATGCTGTTGTTACATATTGACAACTATACTCCAATGAAGTTTGACTACTAGCTGCAAAAGAAACATAAATTTTTCCGTCTGAACCATCTTGATAAGTATAACCGTTACCATTTATATTACCTTGTCTATTAGTAATTGAAACGACTGTAGTTCCTGAAACAGTAAAAGGAAGACCTTTGATTGCGTTTCCTGCTGAAAAACTAACCGTACCTGCTGTTTGACTGACGCTAATAAAAACTTGATTACCTATCTTTGTATATCTACCAGTGTACGCATCAGATACCGCTGACATACTTACATTAAGTGGAGTGAAAGTTCCTTCTTCATAGTCGTCCAGAGCATTCGCCGCTGCAGTATCACCGTTAAAGGTTAGACCTCCACCACTTAAGAAGCGTGCTTCCTCTGTATTGTTTGGACAAATTTGTAGTGCGCCATTACCAGATGTTGTTATTTTTCCACCATTTGTATTACCGATACCGAATTCAAGTGTTGGTAAATCACTTGCATTATCAGTATGTATACCCAACTTACAAGTATTACTTCTTATTTTTAAATCAAATCCAGAGGGGCTTACAGTTACATTATTACTACTTATTGCAACACTCCCATCAACACTTAATGTTGTTTCAGGACTTGTTGTACCTATACCTACATCTCCATCACCCTCAATCTTAACTCTATGAGTAGCATTAGTACCAAGATATATTGCTTCATTTTCCATATTTTGGATAATAAGAGCAGTATCTTCTTGGACTATTTTACTTCCATCTGTATTTGTAGTTCCAAAGTTTCCAGCAGTTAAGTGAATCGAAGCACCTCTAGCACCAGAAGTTGCAGAAGAATTTATATGTAAGGTTTTATCAGCACCAAAAGGAATAACAGGAGTAATACCTACACCTAAATTATCCCCATCAAAGATAAGATTTGCCTCACCTGAAATAGCGTTTGCACCTGTAACAGTACAAATGGTATTATCGGTTGAGCCTGTTAAAACTGCTTTTCCTGCAATTGATGTATTAATTGCATTAGCTAGTTTATCTTCTGTTACTGCATCATCTGCAATATCGGCTGTAGCAATTGTAGCATCTAAAATACTTTTTGTTGTTACTTTATTTAATGAGTTTGCCATAGTTTATTTAGCCTCCAATGCTTTTACTTTTGCAGATAGTTCTTTTACTGCATTAACTAACGCCCACATGATAGGATCAGTATCAACAGTCTTTGCTCCTTTAGAGCTTTCTATAATACATTCAGGAAGAATTGCTTCTAATTCTTGTGCAATAATACCTGTATGAACTCCTTCATTACCTTCACCTAGAACTACTTGACCAGGATCATTAGCTAATGGAAACTCACTCATATCAATTTCTTCTCTTGCTCTATATTCAAAGTTAGTTACTCTTAACTGATCTATTTCAGCAAGACCTTTAGTATTATCTGTTATATTTTTCTTAAGTCTTCTATCAGAAGTTGTTGACCAAGAAGAACTATTATTACCTTGATAACAATTACCAGCAGCAATCGCATGAATCCATGCGCCAGCATTACCAGCACCTACATTACTATAAGCAAGCCAAAGTTCTTGATCACCAGTACTTACTTGACCTAAACCAGAAAGAGGACCAATACAAACATTATTATCTCCTGTGGTAATAGAACCACCAGCTCGCCTACCTACTAAAACATTATATTGACCTGTAGTATGTGATTGACCTGCATCTTTACCAATACCAATATTATAAGATCCAGTTGTATTCGGACCTAAAGCACCTTGACCAACAGCAGTGTTTTCTGTACCTGTTGTGTTTTGATATAATGCATCATTACCAACTGCAGTATTATAGTTTGCTGTAGTATTATCTCTTAAAGCAGCTTGTCCAACAGCAACGTTATAAGATCCAGTTGTGTTTAGTTTTAGTGCGTGTCTACCTATAGCAACATCATGTACGCCGGTTGTATTTGTCAATAAAGCATCCCTACCAGCAGCAACACTATTATTACCTGTTGTGTTAGCATGTAATGCATTTCTACCAACAGCTACATTACTTTCACCTGTTGTATTATAAAATAAACTATTATATCCAATAGCAGCATTGCTAGCACCTGTCGTATTTGTTTTTAAAGCATTAACACCAAAAGCATCATTATAAGATGCAGTTGTGTTTGCATATAATGCATATTTACCAACAGCAGTATTCTCAGATCCAGTTGTATTTTCTATTAGAGCATTTCTACCAATAGCAGTATTCTGTGATCCTGTCGTGTTGTTACCTAAAGCCTCATAACCGAGTGCGGTATTATCATCAGCCGTAGTATTTGCGTCTAGAGCAGAAGTACCAACAGCAGTATTTCTAGTTCCTGTTGTGTTTGCTTTTAATGCAAAATGTCCAACAGCAGTATTATTACTTGCAGTTGTATTATTAACTAATGCAAGACCACCAACCGCTACATTAGTAGCTCCTGTTGTATTGTTTCTTAAAGCTTCACTACCAACAGCAACATTGTAATCAGCAGTCGTGTTGAGTTGTAATGAATAACCTCCAATAGAAACACAACCAGTACCAGTTGTATTTGCCGCTAATGCATTGTGACCAAAAGCATCATTGTAAGAAGCAGTTGTATTAGCTCCTAATGCATGTTTACCTACAGCAGTGTTACTAGCTCCAGTTACATTAGCATCTAAAGCAGCACCACCTACAGCTGTGTTATTAGCACCAGTAGTGTTTGCATATAATGCATTATAACCTATAGCAACATTATCACCTGCCGTTGTGTTTGAAAACAAAGCACTAGTTCCAATACCAGTATTACCAGCACCAGTTGTATTAGAACCTAACGCACCATAGCCAAAGGCACTGTTGTAATGAGCAGTTGTATTAGCGTCTAAAGCATCACCACCAAAAGCAGTATTCCAAGTTCCTGTTGTATTTGCTTTTAAAGCATTACCACCAACTGCAGTGTTTAAATCACCTGTAGTTATAGCAGTTCCTGCGTCTTTACCAATTAAAGTATTAAGTTCAGCATTGGTTCCATCAAAACTATCTCCAGCATTCGTACCAACTACAGTATTATTCTGTGCATCTGTAGTAACTAACTTAGATCCAGAAGCTATCTTAGCTGTAGTAACTGCACCACTAGCTAACTTAGCTGTAGTAACATTAGCATCAGCAATCTTCGCTGTTGTTACAGCTCCACTACCTATCTTAGCAGCTACAACTGTACCATCTCCTGGCTCATTAACTGATAAAGCAGAACCAAATTGTACAATAAATATATCATCTCCACTAGCAGGAGCTGCACAGAATGTAATAGTATCTGCATCAGCCATGACAAATCCATCTAAACCTGATGCACTTGTACCTGTGTTAGCTTTTTGAATTACACCGTTAACACTAACAAGAAGTTGTGCTGCACTTGTTACAGAAGCTGCACTACCACTGGTTGATGTTTCTTTTAGGTCAAACGAAACAGTACTACCATTTAAAGTAGCAGCATTAGTTGTACCTGCATTTGTCATTACAAGGTATTTAAAATCACCAGTTGAGGTTACTTCACCCCATGATGATCCATCATATACCTTCATCTTATTAGCAGATGTATCATATACTAAATCACCTTCATCATTATTAGATCCAGGTTCTCCAGCATTAACACGGTATCTAGCTGCAAAGTCGTTTATATCATTACTTAAGTTAAGTAAGTCAGCTTCTTTAAGTGTTGCTTTATGGTAATTATATATCTGACCAGAACCAGTAGAACTAACTTGGAAACAAACTCCAGCATCAACTGTTGAGCTATTAAAGTTAGAAGCTATATTATTAATTGTTACTGTTGAACCACCTACAGTTCTACCTGTCGTACTAGTACCAGATCCATTAACAACTAAACCTCCAGCATCTGCAATACTTATTACAACACCTGATGAAGGTTGTGTATTAGGGAATGCAGCATCTGTTGCTATGACTTCAAGACCACCAATAGGTGCTATCTGTGCAGCTACATAATCCACAACAGCTCCTGATGTAGGAAGTTGTGTATCGCTATCTGATATACTTGTTTGTTTTAGATCACTGGCTAATTTAGCAAGTGTAATATTTGAATCTGCAACCTTAACTGTAGTTACGTTAGCATCAGTAATCTTAGCTGTCGTAACAGCATTAGAAGCTACTTTAGCAGCTGTAACTTGTCCATCTGCAATATGTGCAGTGTCAATTGAAGCATCAGTATAATGTTCGGAGTCTACAGCATTATCTGCTAATTCATCAGTTCCAACAGAATTCGTTGTCAGATTATTACCATTAACAGTTATATCAGTAGGAAGTGCTCCAGAGGCTAAGTGATCCATTCCTATAGCATTAGCAGGAATCTTAGCTCCTGTTACTGCGTTACTAGCTATTTTAGCTGTAGTAATTGCATCATCTGCTATCTTGGCAGTTGTTACAGAACCTGCTGCATAGTGCTCAGTATCTAAAGCACCTCCTACAATATGTTCTGAATTAACTACATCATCTTGTATATTATCTGAATCAATACAATTGTTTGAAAGATGCGGATGATCTATACTTCCATCTACATAATGTTCAGAATTTATCTGATCATCAGCTATTTTAGCTCCTGTAACAGCGTCAGATGCAATCTTAGCTGTAGTTACAGAACTAGATGCTAGATGAGCTGCATCAATAGAACCATCAGTATAGTGTTCAGAATTTAAAGCATCATCTGCTATTTTAGCTCCTGTTATTGCATCAGCTGCAATCATGCCCGTAGCTACTGATCCTGTGTCTCCAGTCGTTACTACAGTACCAGTTACATTAGGTAAGGTAACAGTACGATCAGCAGTAGGGTCAGTAACAGTAAGCGTTGTCTCATATCCATCGTCTGTTGCACCTTCAAATATAATTGTTTGGTCTTCACCCATTGTCAGGTGACCTGTCATCGTACCACCGAGAGAAGAAAGCTTCTGTTCGTCGTACTCCATAGCCTTCCGCATCAACTGCAGTTGGTTATTGTTAAGGTCTTCTGAGGTTATTGATGAGCCTGGTGCATAGGTAGCCCTTGGTGTAGGGGAACCCATATCTGTTACAGGTCTGATAATAATAGTACCACTAGACAAATCAGCCCCACCAATATGGACAGTTTTTGCTGAAGTATCTACAGTATATTCTCTAGGGGAGGCGGATTCATTTATAGTAGAAGCTGTGAAAGTTAACTCTACGTTATCTAATTCTACTTGTACTTCTGTACCTTTAAATACATCAAAACTCCCAGAGTAGCTAAATGTATTTGCTGCTCCTGTATTTTGGGAGTAGGTTTTTGTTACTTTTGTATGTGCCATTTAGTTCTTAGGGAATTGCTCTACTTGTTTATTTGGAAAACTTAGGTTAATAATGTCTTCTCTAGTTTTTCTAGTTTTAGAATCTAAGCCATCCTTATCCGCCTTTACTTCTTCTAAAGCTGCGTTCCCTGGGTGATTAGGTTGGTTTAACCTAGCAAAAGCTTTAGCCCTAGCCTGATTCATTATGTTATCAATCAGAGTATTGTGTGGGTAATTGTTTGGATCTATATCCCAATTAGCTGGATTCTTACCATCAGCTTTCATTTTAGCCATGGATTCTTTAATATCATCTCTTGTAGCAAGATGGTTTAAAGCTTCTTCTACATTCTTAAATTTCTTAAATCCAACTTCTATAGGTACTGAACCTATTTCTCTTTGGAATTCACTTCTTACTTTAGCACTCTTGACAAAAGAATAACCACCATAAGAATATGTTGTTGATTTAAGATCAT